CCCCGCCATGAAAAACTTTCTCTCTCCGAGGGGTGGTCTCGATGACCACGCTCGCGAACCGCACCGGCGTGACGGGCATCCTCGAGGCCCGCGGCGACCCGATGGAAGCCTGCTCGGCCAAGTGGCTCACGCGCTTTCGGAAGGTGCCCGCCAATGCGGCGATCCCGCTGGCGATGTCCGGCCCGCACCCTCGCGCGGTCGGGTCATACGGCGCCGAGTGTGTGAAGTGGGCGAAGGCTGAACTAGGTCTGACGCTGCGCTGGTGGCAGGCGCTTGCCATCACCCGCCAACTGGAGCACGACAAGGCCGGCGCCCTGGTGTGGCGAGAGGTCATCGACTCCGGGCCGAGACGTATCGGCAAGTCCACCCGCCTTCGGGTGGTCGCACTATGGCGCATCGCCAACGCTCACCGCATCGGCGAGAAGCAGCTTGTGATGCTGGTGTCGAAGGACCTGGCGGTCGGCAAGGAGATTCATCGGGGCGCTTGGCAGTGGGCCGAGCGGAAGGACTGGAAGGTCATCCGACTCAACGGCGGCCAAGAGGTCGAAGCCCCCGATGAGTCCAGGTGGCTCCTACGCGCCGACACTGCCGTCTACGGATACGACGTCGGTTACGGACAGGTTGACGAGTCCTGGGATGTGGACCCGACATCGATCACGGACGGCATCGAACCGGCGCTGCTGGAGCGACTCTGGGCGCAGCTCCATCTCACGTCGACGGCGCACGTCAGGGCTACCAGCCTGATGCGGCGTCGACTGTTGGCCGCTCTACGAAACGCCGACCCTGACGTTCTCCTCCTGCTGTGGGGCGCCCATCCAGACGCCGACATGTCCGACGAGGCTGTCTGGCGAGCGGCCTCTCCGCACTGGACGCAGGACCGCCGCGACCTGATGGCCCGCAAGTACGCCGCGGCGCTGGCCGGACAGGACGAGCCAGAGTTCGACGATCCCGACCCCGTCCGCGGCTGGGCTGCGCAGTACCTGAACATGTGGCCGCTCCTGGGTGCGAAGCCCGAGGAGATGCTGCCCGAGTGGGAGAACTGCGCGGACGACGCGGTCACTCCGGTCGTGGGTGCGATCGGCGCAGCGGTTTCGTTCGACCGGCGGTTCGCCTCGATCGGCGCTGCGGGCGTCGACGGCGAGCGGCTGGTCGTCGGTGCGGTCGACCGTCGGGCTGGAGTGGGCTGGCTGGTCCCCGAGCTGAAACGGATCCAGGACGAACGTCAGTGCGTCGTCGTGGTCGATGAGCGGGGGCCGACCGCCGATCTGATCCCCGCGATGTGGGCGGCCGGAATCAATGTGACCCTGGCGAAGACCAGCGACGTGCTGGACGCCTCCGCGACCCTGTTCGACCGCGTGCAGGAACGGACGCTGACTCACCCCAGCCATCCCGAGCTCGACCTCGCGGTGTCGTTCGCGGCGAAGCGGAACGTGGGCGACCGCTGGACGTGGGCGCGGAAGACATCGGCCGGCGACATCTCGATGCTCGAGGCCGTGACCCTCGCATCATGGGGCGCATCATCCCAACTTGACCCCGCGCTGAACGTCTGGTGAGGAGCCCTATGCGCGTCGTCCGCGAGCACGCGAAGGGTGTCGCGGCTCTCCTGCTCATCATCGTCGGCGTCTACCTCTGGCTGGGTCTGCCGGCCGCGCTGATCGCGGCAGGCGCGCTCCTGCTCATCGACCGTCTGACCTGACCGAAGGAGTGCGTGTGGGCATCTTCCTCGGCAAGGAGCAGCGCACCGGGCCGACGTTCCCCGAGCCGCCGATCCCGCCCTTCCCTGGCGCGACGATGTACGGCGGGGTGGGTTCGGCGATCGAGGCGACCCCGGAGCGGGCGCTTGGGGTGCCGACCGTGTGGGCGTGTGTGGGGCTGCTGTCGAACGCGGTCTCGATGCTGCCGCTGGAGACCTATCGGCTGAACGCGGACGGTGAGCCACGTCGCGTCGACGACCCGCTGGTGATTACGAAGCCGGCCGACGGAATGACACAGAGCGAGTGGCTGCACATGCTGATGGCATCGCTGCTGCTCCGCGGGAACGCCTACGGCCTGCTGACCCGCGAGATGATCGACGGGGCCCCGACGGTCACCCAGATCGAGCTACTGAGCCCGGACAACGTGAAGGTGACCCGCGACCGTGAGACGGGCCGCACGGTCTACAAGATCGGCATCTCGCAGGTCGACCGCTCCGCTGACATCTGGCATGTGCGTGGCATGACGCTGCCGGGCACGAGGGTTGGACTGTCTCCGATCGCCTATGCCGCGGCGACCATCGGGGTGGACATCTTCTCCCGCAAGTTCGCCTCCGACTTCTTCTTCGACGGCGCGCACCCGTCCTCGATCCTGACCAGCGACCAGCAGATCAACGCCGAGCAGGCGCGCACGATCAAGGACCGCATCATCGCCGCTGTGCGTGGTCGTGAGCCGGTGGTGATCGGCGCCGGACTGAAGTGGGCGCAGATCCAGGTCTCGCCCGAGGAGTCACAGTTCCTCGCCACTCAGCAGGCGAACGTGAACCAGATCGCCAAGTTCTTCCACGTTCCCGCGACGATGGTCGGCGGCACCGAGGGCGACTCGATGACCTATGCGAACGTCGAGCAGCGGTCGCTGGACTTCCTCACCTATTCGGTGTCGTTCTGGCTCAAGCGCCTCGAGGACGCCGTGTCCTCGCTGCTCCTGGCCCCACAGACGGTGCGATTCAACACCGCCGCGCTGCTGCGCACCGATGCCGCCACGCAGGCCACGGTCGACAACATGCACCTGGCGGGCAAGGTCCTGGTGCCTTCGGAGATCCGCGCTCGTGACGGGCTGCCACCGATGACCGACGACCAGAAGGCCGAGGCCGACATGGTGCCGCTGACGATCACCGCCAAGGGCGGGGTGAAGGCACTCCCAGCCCTCAAGTTGCCGACTGGACCCGTAGCGGCCGTTCCGGCCGACGACCCGCAAGGAGCCACCGTATGAGCGCGATCATGTTCGAGCAGCGCACCGTCGAGGCATCGTTCGAGATCCGCGAGGAGTCCGGGGCGCCCGTGTTCGAGGGGTACGCCGCGACCTTCAACCAGGAGTACGACCTCGGCCCGTTCGTCGAGCGGATCGCGCCGACCGCGTTCGAGAAGACCCTCGCCGCCGGCCCTGACGTGCGGCTCCTGATCGACCACGAGGGCCAACCGCTCGCCCGCACCAAGTCGGGCACACTGACCCTCTCCGCGGACTCCCAGGGCCTCCACGCCCGGGCCACGCTGGACCCGACCGACCCGGACGTGCAGCGGCTGCTGCCGAAGATGCGTCGCGGGGACCTCGACCAGATGTCGTTCGCCTTCCGGGTGCCCACCGGGGGCGACTCGTGGTCGCCGGACTACACCCAGCGCACCATCAACGAGGCGGCACTGTCCGGTGGTGACGTGTCGGTGGTGACATACCCGGCGAACCCGAACACGACCGCATCGGTCCGCGCCCGCGATGAGCGGGAGGCGATGTGCGTGTTCGCGGAGACGATCGTCCGCGAGATTCGGGCCGGCAAGGCGATCAGCGCCGCGAACATGTCCAAGCTCGCCTCCGTGCTCGACTCCCTGGTCACCGCTGACGCCGCCCTCGACGAGGCGCAGGCGGACCTGGCGACCGTCCTCGGTGTCCCCAACCCCGACCCGGAGACCCCGCAGGCGAACAGCCTGCCCCTTGATCTTGCGCGACGGATCGCGACCGCGACCAACCTGCGCAAGTCGGCCTAGCGCCGACAGCACGACCGCACAAGCCCGGATAGCAGGCCCGCCTAACCACGGCACCTTGCGACGCCATCTGACGCGGAACCACAACCCACCTCAACCCCGGAAAGGGGTGCACCATGTCTCCACTGGAGATGTTGCGCGAGCGGCGGGCCGCGAAGAACCAGGAGCTCGAAGAGCTGCTGTCCGGTCCCACCACAGAGAAGCGCGACCTCGACGAAGACGAGTCGGCCAAGTTCGACACGCTCATCGAGGAGAGCCGCAAGGCCGACGAGCAGATCGAGAAGCTCGAGGCCAACGAGAGGCGTGTCTACGTCGCCGCCAACGCAGCCCTTGCGGCCGGCGACGTCGGGGAGCAGCGCACCGCCCCGGTGACCGTGAAGGACCCGCCGGTCTACGCCGACGGCAAGGTCGAGACGTCGTACTTCCGCGACCTCTACATGGCCCAGCACAAGGGCGACCGCGACTCCACCGACCGGCTGGTCCGCAACAACAAGCAGGCCGCCGACGAGCTCGAGACTCGTGCTCTGGGCAACACCGGCGGTACCGGTGGTTCCGGTGGAGAGTTCGCTCCGCCGCTGTGGCTCATCGACGAGTTCATCGCCCTGGCGCGCCCGGGTCGCAAGCTCGTGGACAGCATCGGCGTGAAGCCGCTGCCGTCCGGTGTGTCCTCGGTGAACCTGCCGAGGGTGACCGGTGGTACCACGACCGCGATCCAGAGCACGCAGAACACGGCCCTGTCCCAGACGGACATGACCACGGGTTCGGTCGCCGGCACTGTCTCGACCATCGGCGGCAAGCAGGTCGTGTCGCTCCAGCTGCTCCAGCAGTCGGGCATCCCCTTCGACGAGGTCGTGCTCCAGGACCTCGCCGCGGACTACGCCCGGGCGCTGTCGCTCCAGGTGCTGTCCGGTTCGAATGCCTCAGGGCAGCTGAACGGGATCGCGACCTACTTCACCGCGTCGGGGACCGTCAACACCACCTACACGCAGGCGACCCCTGCAGTGGGCGGCACCGGCGGTCTGTACTCCAAGATCTTCGCGGCTGCCGCGGCGATCGAGACGGTGCGTTACCTGCCTCCGGACACCATCTGGATGCACCCCCGCCGCTGGAACTGGATCCTGTCGTCCTCTGACACGACCAACCGTCCGCTGGTCAACCCGTCCGCAACCAGCTTCAACGTGGTCGCCACCAACGACCGCGGCATCGACGCGGCCCAGGGCGCGGTCGGCAAGATCGGCGGCCTGGACGTGGTGACCGACGCTGCGATCCCGACCAACACCGGCGCGGGTACCAACCAGGACCCGGTCTATGTCGGGATCCGTGGCGACCTCCGTCTGTGGGAGTCGCCGTTGCAGGCGCAGACCTTCGAGCAGCCCTACGCCGACTCGGCCGGGGTCCTGTTCCGGGTGCTGGCCTACGCCGCGTCGATCCCGTCGCGGTACACGACCAGCCTGTCCGTGGTCAACGGCACCGGCCTCATCACCCCGGTCTTCTGAGTCATGGCTCTTTACGGACCGGTCGCGCTGCCCGCGCAGACGGCAGCCGGCGCGACGAGCATCACCGTCGTCGGAACGGTGCTCCCCCAAGACGGTCAGGGTTCGGGGGTGTCGGGAGTTCTCCTGACGCCCCCTGCCGCCTACACGACCGTCACCGGCGTGGCGACCAACAACGCCACGTTCAACGTCCGCCAGGTACGCGCTGCAGCCTCGCTCGGCGTCATCGCCACGGTGACCCTGGTGTCCGGTACCAACCTCGTTGCAGAAACCCCGTTGACGGTGCCGATCACGGCCTCGTTCGCGGTCCAGTCCGGTGACATCTTCGACGTCCAGATGGTGCAGAACGGCACCGGTTTGGCCGTCAACATCGGTGTCCTGGCCGAAGTCGCCGTCAACTGAAAGGAACAGGCACATGAGCAACCACTTCACCAAGGAGTCCGAGGGCAAGATCGGCACCATCGAGACGGTGGAGGACGCCCACAAGGCGCACCACCTCGCGACCGCCGACCCCGAGCCCGAGCGCCCCGACGGTCTGTTGACCGGCCCCGCTCACGAGAAGAAGTACGGCCTCGAGCGCGCAAAGCACTCCGCGGAGATGTGGCGCGCTGCGGGTGTCCACCCGTTCGAGAACCGCGCACTGGTCGGAAACGAGGACGGCGCGGAGAACCGTGTCGGCGACGTCGCGATCGAGACGACCGAGGCGCCGCGCGCGTCGAAGTCGAGCAAGTAACCCCCACTGAGAGGGCGGGCGGCCACGAGCCCCCGCCCTCTCTGCTGGACCGACAACTTCCCGAGGGGGCGACATGGCGACCGGCGACATCATCAGCCTCGATGAGGCGAAGACGTTCCTGGACATCACGTCCTCGACCTACGACTCCGAGCTCGGCGGGTTCATCACGACCGCCTCGCTGGCATGGGTCAACAGGGTAGGCCCTGTGGCCGGTTCGCCGGTTTATGACGAGTGGTACAACGGCGGTGGCCCAACGATCGTGCTGCGGCACACGCCGGTCCAGTCCATCACCTCGATCACCGAGGCGTACACGGACTCGATCGCCTACACCCTGACCAGCGACCCGCTCGACGGAACCGGGACGTCCGGGACCTACGGGTACACGCTGGAGACGTCCCGCGGCCTCTTGGTCCGCCGGGCGTCGGGGTTCCCGATCAGCTTCGCGTCCGGTACCCGCAACATCCACATCGTCTACGTGGCGGGCTATGCGACGACGCCGGCCGACATCAAGGAAGCCGTGATGAGCCTGCTCAAGCAGGGGTGGGAGACCCAGCGCGGCCCCGCCCGCCGACCGGGCAACGATCCTCCACCGCAGGGCTACATGGGCCTGTGGCCCTCGCGCGCTCAGGACATCGCCAACTCCTACCTTGTGCCGGGTATTGCCTGATGGCCTCGGCAGCCTTCCCGTCCGTCGTTGCCGCGGTCTTCTCCGTCGCATCCACGGCGATGGGGGGAGTGCGCGTCACCCGGGGCCGCGACATATCCGCTGAAGCGGGCGACGTGGTGATGGTCGGCATCCAGAACATGGATGAGTCCGGGTACGACTCGGCCGGCACCTTCCAACAGACCATGCAGACCTTCGGCGGGAACCGCGAGGAGGTCGGGACAGTCAACGGGCTGGTCCTGGCCTGGGACGGCGACAGCGACCAAGACATGGCCTGCTCCACCGCCTTTGCCCACTTGGCAGCCCTCGAGGCTGCCGTCCGAGCGGACCCGAAGCTCGGGTTGACCACGTTCGACTATGTCCTCGCCGAAATGCAGGCCGGCGATGTTCAAGAGTCCCAGGACAGCGACGGCGCGAGCACAACCATCGCCTTCGCCATCGCCTACAAAATCCGCATCTAAAGAAGGAGCCCACCGTGGCCGCACTTGTCGCAACCACGCCAACCGTCGCCGGCACCACCGACGTAGGCGCAGCCGTGTCCGCGTCCGACACCATCGACCAGTCGATTCTGGGAGGGCGAGGCGCCTACCTGGACATCACCAACGCCGGCGGCTCCTCCGACACGGTCACGATCAGCGACTACGGGACCACCTCCGCGGGCAACGCGCTGCCGTCGAACACCTACACCGTCACGGTCGCGAACGGCAGCTCGAAGGTGGTCTGGATCCGGCCCGGCCAGCAGAACCCGGCGACCGGGCTGGTGACGGTGGCGCACTCGTTCATCACCACGGTTACTTATGAATTGTATCCACTCCAGTGAACACCTACCGCGCCATCTCCGACCGCGCGAAGGCCCTGCACGGGACCGACGACGTTGAGCTCGACCTGTCGGCATCCGACGAGCGCGACCAGCTCGACGGCGGCCACCTCGAGATCGTCCCGCGCCCGTACAAGGTGCTGACCAACAACTACGCCGGCGGCGAGCAGGGCGAGACCGTCGACCTGGCATTGCTCGTGGAGCAGGAAGCCGCACTCATCCAGGGCGGTCATCTCAAACGGGTCGACAAGCCCGCAAGTAAACCCACCTCACGAAAGAAGGGCTGATCCGTGGCTATTTTCACACTGACCGACGCTTTGGTCATCGTCAACGGCGTCACGCTGTCTGACCACGCGAACAACGTCACCGTCGAGGACACCCGGAACTCGGTGGACATCACCGCGTTCGGTGCCACCAACATCGCGATCACGAAGGGCTTGGGCGACGCCAAGATCACCGTGGTGTTCTTCCAGGACTTCGCGTCCGGCAAGGTCCACGCGACACTGCAGCCGCTCATCGGGTCCACCACCGGCGTGGTGATCGAGGTCCGGGCCACGTCTGCGGCACGGTCGGCTACCAACCCGGCGGCCCTGATGACCGGGCTGCTGATGAACTACAACATGATCGCCGGCGGCGTCGGAGAGGCGTCGACGATCACCGCCGAGTTCGACAACAACGCGCCGGCTGGCATGACCTACCCGATCGCATGAGCGCCGTGAGCCAGACCGCCGAAGATGTCTACGAATCCATCAACGGACTCGACCGGATTGCGATCGCCCAGCGCTTCGGTCAGACCTCCCAGCATCTCGCTGAGAACGACGTGGAGATGTTTGCGACCGCACTGATCTTCGTAGTGAAGCGGCGCGAGGGCGCCACTGATAACGAGGCATACGAGGCGGCGCTTCTTGTGACAAACAAGGAGCTGAAGACATTCTTCGCCGAGCCCTCCGATGAGGAGTCGGGAAAAGACGAGCCGCCCGAGCCGGTGCCCGGGACCTCGCTGAGTTCTGTCTCCTGACAGGACGCAGCAAGGAGGAGTACCTAGCCCTAACCACCCTCGAGGTGGAGGAGTTCATGGCCGCCGCCGTCCGCATGGCTGGCGGCGACGACGGCGGCAGCAACGTGATGACCGGGGACGCGGCCCGCGACTGGATGGCGGCACAGGGAGGGTGAGGGGCTGATGGTCGCCGACTTCGAGATCCGTAGTTCGCAGAGCCTCGCAGCGCTGGGTCGCCGACTCGCCGTGGCCGGGGACGGCAAGGTCAAGCGAGATCTGCTCGCCACGATCAGGGCATCCGCGTCCGAAGCGATCCCCGGCATTCGGGACTCGGCGCGCCAGACCCTCCCGCACGGAGGGGGGCTGGCCGAGGAGGTGGCGTCGCTGCCCTATGCGGTCCGCACGACGCTGGCCGCCTCGGGTGGCCGCGTGTCTATCGCGGGGCGTGGCATGAAGGAGATCCGCGACATCGACCGCGGCAACCTCCGTCACCCCGTCTACGGCAACCGCAAGGTCTGGAGGCCGCAGGCGGTTCCGCCCGGGTTCGCTAGTACGCCGATCACCAAGCAGGCCCCGAAGATCCTGCTCAAGATCACTGCCGAGATGCAGAAGACCGCCGAAGAGATCACCCGGGGAGGCAGCGCCTGATGACCTCCACCACCATCATCTTCGACCTGATCGGCCGCGACGGGGCGTCGAAGGCGTTCCGCTCCGCTGCCGCCTCGGCAGAGACGGCCGGGGCGAGGATCACCTCGGTCGGCAAGAAGATCAGCGGCGTCGGCGTGAGCATGACCCGCGGGATCACGATGCCGGCGGTGGCGATCGGCGCCGTGGCGGTCAAGATGGCGACCGACTTCAGCTCGGCCATGACCCGGATTCAGACCCAAGCGGGCGCGAGCGCGAAGGACGTCCAGGTCCTCTCGACGCAGGTGCTCGCGCTCGGCGGGAAGGTACAGCAGACCCCGATCGACCTCGCGAACGCCCTCTACCACCTGAAGTCGGTCGGTCTCGACAACGCCGACGCGATGAAGGCGCTGGCGCAGTCCTCGCACCTGGCCTCGGTCGGCAACGCCAGCCTCGAGGAGACCACGAACGCGGTTGCCGGCGCCTGGCGGACCGGCATCAAGGGCGCCACCAGCTTCAAGGGCGCCGTCTCTACCCTGAATGCGATCGTCGGCGCCGGCAACATGACGATGGGCGACCTGAACGCCGCGCTGGGTACCGGCTTCCTCGCGTCCGCGAAGACGTTCGGGCTGTCGCTGCACGACGTCGGGGCGGCGTTGGCGGTGATGACGGACGAAGGCGTGCCTGCGGCCGCCGCCGCGACTCGGCTGCGCATGTCGTTCTCGCTCCTGGCTGCGCCGAGCGGCGCAGCATCGAAGACGCTGGATTCGGTGGGTATCAGCACCGACAAGCTGGCTCACAAGCTCCGTGACGGTGGCCTGGTTTCGGCTATCGGCTACATCAAGGACGGCCTCCAAGGCTGGAGCAAGGTCGACCAGGCGCAGATCATCTCGCACGCCTTCGGTGGCGGCCGTTCCGGTGCCGGGATCATGTCGCTGATCAACAACTTCGACGTGCTGAAGATGAAGGAGGCCCAGGTCACCGCCGGCATGTCCAAGTTCGGCGCCGATGTCGCCAAACAGGCCGCGACTCCCCAGGCGAAGCTCAAGATGCTGGAGTCCACCCTCGCGACGCTGGGCGTCGAGATCGGCGACCACCTGCTCCCGGCGGTGGTCAACTCCGCGAAGGGGCTGGAGAACTTCCTGGGGTGGTTCGACAAGCTGAGTCCGGGCGTGAAGAAGACGACGGCCGAGGTCGCCCTGTTCTTGGTCGCGCTGGGTCCGGTCCTCGCTATCGCGGGGCGGCTGGTGATGGCATACGGCCTCTTCGTCCGCCTGCTGGGGACTATCGACGTGGCGCTGGGGAGGACGACCGCGTCGACGGTCGCCAACACGACAGCTACGACAGCGGCGACCGACGCGACTAAGGCGCAGGCAGCCGCCACCGAGGGGCTGAGCGGGAAGATGGCGGGGCTGCGTTTCGCCGGCGCTATCGCCGGACTGGGCCTGATGGCGGCCGGGGCGAAGTCGAGCAACGACAGCATCAAGACTCTGACCACGGTCGGTGGCGCGGCCCTGCTCGGGTTCTCGATGGGTGGTCCCATCGGCGCCGCGATCGGTGCCGGTGGTGGCCTGCTGTACAGCCTTTACAAGAACATCCAGTCTTCTGCGGCGGCGGCCAAGGCGGCGAAGGCCGACTATTCAGGGTTGGGCGGTACGTTCGACCAGCTTACGGGCGCGATTACGTCGAACACCCGCATGACCATCGAGAACCAGTTGGCCCGTTCGGGGGCGCTGAAGTCTCTGGCGATCTACGGCATCACTACCAGGACCGCGATCTCTGCGATCTTGGGTGAGGGGAGCGCCCGCAAGGTTGTTACTACCGCGATCGATCGTCAGGTCCAGAACTACAAGGCGCTGACGAGCCAGATCAAGACCCTCGAGGCTGCGCAGAAGGCGAGCGGTTACGACACCGCCGCTGGGGCTAGGGGTGGCGTCAAGCCCACCGGCGAGCAGCAGGCCCGACAGGCTGAGATCAACGGACTCAAGCAGCAGGCGGCCGCCCAGAAGAACGCCATCGACGCGGTTCGCAAGGGCATCCCGGCATTCAAGAGCCAGCAGCAGCAACTCCGCCGGAACATCGCCGCCACGACCGACTACTCAGGCAAGCTCAAGGGCCTGCCCAAGAACGTCAGGACCTACGTCGCCGCTCACGGGATCATCCCTACGGCCAAGGGCATCGCCGACATCGCTCGCCGGTATCACCTGATGCCGAAGCAGGTCCGAACCCTGATCGCGGCGGCCGGGATCAACTCCACGGTCAAGGCCATTGAGTCGGTCAAGGCGAAGCTCTCCGAGACCGACAAGTCGAAGGCCAACCTGGCGCTGTACCAGGAGAGTCTCCGCGCGGGAGCGCACACGGCTGCGGGCCTGGCTCGCGACATAGGCTTCGGCGTGAAGACACAGGTCGAGGCCGGGCCGGCGGAGGCCAAGGCCAACCTGTCGAGGTTCGAGGCGTCGATCAAGGCCGCCGCGATCAACGCGAAGGGGATCGCCTCGACCGGTGGGAGGTCGGTCGGCGATGCTCTCTCCGCCGGGGTCATCGCTGGGTTCTCTAGCACGTCAGGGCTGCTCGCCCAGCAGGCGGCCGCCGCGGTCCAGAACGCCATCGCCGCAGCCCGCCGCGCAGCCGGAGCCCACTCGCCCTCGCGGAAGATGGCCCAGCTCGGCCGGGACCTGATGGACGGGCTTCTTCAGGGCATCGCGAGTCGGCAGCTGTCGGTCCAGAAGGCGATGCAGCAGATCCAGGGGGTCATCGACAACGTCGGGAAACAGATCACCGCGAACCTGAGCAAGATCACCAATCTGAAGAACACCCAGTCCGGGTTCCTGAGCACCTTCACCGCGAACTCGTTGTTCGGCGTCGACCTCTCGCATACGACCACCGACGCGGCGGGCACCAGTGTCACCACGCCCGAGACAATCACCGACCTCATCAAGTACCAGAAACGGCAGGCCCACCAGGCGCACCGGCTGATGCGGGACGTCAATAAGGTCACGGGCGAGGGGCTGTCGAAGGCCCTGGTCAGGCAGCTTCAGTCCGAGGGCACATCCGGCGCCGCGGCACTGCACGCCCTGGCGACCGGCGACCCGGCGCAGATCCGGCGGCTGAACCGTCTCAACAAGCAGACCAGCGACTCGCTGCACGCCGCTGGGATGCGGGCCGGCAACTACGTCCGCGGCGGTTCGGTCAACGCCGACATCCGTCTCGCGCAACGCCAGGAGCACACCCTCGAGCGGCAAGAGCACGTCCTCAGGGATCTCGAGCATCGGCTTAAGGAGCTCGATGCCACGCTGAAGAAGGATCAGACCATCACCGTGAAGATCGGCGAAGAGGCGATCATCCGGCAAATCCGCCGCCGCAACAAGCGTAAGGGCGTCAAGACGGCAGGAGTGTGATGACGCTCCCGGCCCTGACACTCCTGCTTGACGACGGAACCGGCACGTTCCCGTTCGATATCACGTCCAAGGTCATGGGCCTCGACGGCTACGGGATCACCCGGGGCCGCGACGACTGGCAGGGTGCCGTCACGGCCGGCGAGCTGAGCCTGACCCTCAACAACTCCGACGGCCGGTTCACCCCGGGCTCGACCATCCTCGCCACCCCGTCTCCGATCACAGTGGACCAGAGGGTCCGGCTGGTCGCCGACGCGGGCGGCTCCGGCTTCGGGCTCGGCGGCTTCGGGCTCGGCGGCTTCGGCGGGGGCGGTATGAACCGGTTCACAGGCTACGTGAAGTCGTGGCCGGTGTCGTGGCCGGCAGTGGTGACGACGTTCGCGACGGTGCAGGTCACCGCGACGGACGCGCAGGCGCGGGCTGAGCGGCATCCGCTGCGGTCGATGCTCGAGGAGGAGATCCTCGCCCACGACCCGGACCCCTACTACACCCTCGGTGAGGCGGCCAACTCGACGTCGGCGGGTGACACGTCGAGCAACCAGGCCGCACCGCTGGTCATCACCGGCACTGGCGCGGCGATGACGTTCGGGTCTGGCACCGGGCCGGGTGTCGACGGTCTGACCGCCGCGGTGTTCGCGGGGGGCCAGTTCCTGATGGCGGGCACCAATGCGTTCTCCGGGTCTGCGCCGACCACGTTCGCGCTGGGCTGCGAGTTCAACACGACCACCACCCCGGGGGCGTTCGGGGCGACCCTTACCTACTCCCAGGGCTGGGCTCTCTATATCGACTCGACCGGCCATCTCAACGCGACCGGGCCCGGGTTCGCCGGACTGACCGGCGGTGCAGCGGTGGTCGATGGATCCACGCACCTGGCGATCGTGCAGGGCGGCGGCGGAACCTCCACCCTCTACCTCGACGGTGTCGCGGTGGCGTCGACGGCGACGGGCTCCGGCACCATGCAGGGTTACACCTCAGTGGGCGCGACGACTGGCGGCGGCGCACCATTCACCGGCACGATCTCCCACGTCGCGGTGTGGCCCTCGGGACTCACGGCCGCGAACGTGACGGCGATCTACACCGCCGGCGGCGCATCCGAGTACGGCACTGTTTGCCTGGCTCGGCTCGCCGGCTATGCGGGCGTCCCTGTCGGCAGCCTCGACACGTCGCTGACGAACGTCCCGGCCCAGGCTACCAACGGAAAGTCGGCGTTCGAGGCGATGCTGGAGGTCGCCGACGCCGAGTTCGGGCTGGTCTTCGTCGACGGCTCCGGCAGTCTGACGTTCCACAACCGGAACCGGGTCGCGGTCAAGACCGTCCCCGACCTGATCCTGGACCGGCAGTGGGTGACCCCCGATGTTCAGCCGGTGCTGGACGACCAGCGGATCATCAACTACGTCGAGGTCACCGCCGAAGGCACCGGGAGCCTTCAGCTGGTCCGCGACACCCCCTCGGAGACAACGCACGGCCGCTATCCGGACTCGCGGTCCTACCTCGTCCGGACCGACTCCGAGGCGCTGTCCCGTGCCAACTGGATCATCGGCAACTTCGCCGAGCCGACGCCGCGCTACGGGACGCTGACGATCAACCTGTACGGGATGACCGCGTCGATGGCCAACGCGGTGCTCGGCGCGCTGGACCTCAACTGCTGGCTGCGGGTCACCTCGCTGGCGAGCCAGAACCCGGGCGGGGCGACCGCCGACGTGGTGGTCCAGGGATGGCGCGAGGAGGCGACTGCGGAGTCCTGGACGATCACCTGCAACGTCATCGCCCGCTCGCTGTTCCAAGCCGCGCTCTGGGACGACCCGGGTTCCCTGTGGGACTCCGCGGTCTGGGCTATCTAGGGAAGGGGGAGCGTTCATGCCGACATGGGCAACAGTGACGGCGCCGACCACCTCGACCCAGATCTCCACGACCATCTTCGGGACCCCTGTCGCGACCAACATGGGGATCATCGGCGGCGCGTGGACCGCCTACACCCCGACGTGGTCCGCGACCGGCACGAACCCCGTGGTCGTCAACGGCACCCTCATCGGCCGTTACAAGCAGGTCGACAAGACGGTCCACTTCGAGATCGTCTACACGGTCGGCTCAACCGACACGCTCGGTACGGGCGGCTACTCGTGGACGCTTCCCCCGGTCACCGCCCAGTCGGGCTCGCATGTCGCAGCGGGGTCAGGCAACTTCTACGACTCGTCGGCGACGACCGACTTCTCTCGGGGTGCGCTCAAGTCGTCGACCACCGCCGTTCAGCTGAACGACGGCCTCGGCAACAGAGTCGGCGCCGCGACCCCGGTGGTCCCCGCGGTCGGAGACATCATCAGCATCAACGGCACCTACGAGGCGGCCTGACATGCCCACCTATCCGACCACCGGGTCGACGCCCTGGAACGCCACCCTGCGGACCTACGTGGACGACGCCGACTCCGCCTCCGCGTGGTCCCGGGCTCCCCGCGTCGTGGATATGCAGTTTCCCCTGCTGATCGCCCACCGGGGTGGCGCCGACCTGGGCGCAGAGAACAGCGTCGACGCCTACAGGAACTCGATCCTGCTCGGATACACCGCCGTGGAGGCGGGCGACGTGCAGGCCCTCGCCGACGGCACGCTCGTCATCATGCACGACGCGACCGTCGACCGGACCACGACCGGCACCGGCAACGTCAACAGTTTCACCAAGGCGACATGGGCGACGCTGAGCATCGACGTCGCGGGCGCGTGGGGCGGCGCCTACACCAACGTGCCGGTGCCGTTCTGGGATGACGCGCTGGCCGCGCTGGCCGGCCGTTGTGTCCTGGTGCCGGAGGTTAAGGACCAGCTCGACTCGACCGCGACCGCGATGTGTGACCGGCTCGACGCGCTCGGACTCAAGGACTCGACCATCATCACGTCGGGCTCACAGACCAACATGGCCATAGCAGCGGCGCGCGGCTACAAGACGCAGCTCGTCGGGACCACGTTCGCAGGGATGCTGGGGGTCCTGACCTTCCTGAAGGCCAACAACATCTGGTCCGTGGCCCTCGACTACACGCAGGCCGACTTCACCGCCGCGAACGTGGCCGCGCTCCAGGCCGCCGGGCTGCGCGTCTTCGTCTACACCCTCGACCACCAGGCCAGCTACGCGGCCGCCATCGCCAAGGGTATCGACGGGCTCTTCACCAACGAGGGCATCTACTACGTCACGAGCAACACCGCGGTTTATCGCAAGACGGCCACGTCCTGGCACATGTCCGGCCGCTGGGAGCAGGGGGACCTCGGCTACGGAGACGGCCCGATGTCGGCCACAGCGCGGGGGTCCTTCATCGGCGTCCCGGGGGCGTACCGCTTCAAGGCGTCGACCGCCAACCGGGGCATGATCGTCGGGAACCTGTGCCCGGTCGCCAACGCCGCCTCGACCTACACGGTCAGTGTCGGCGTGGCGATCGACACCATCCCGACGACGACCACGAACGGCCCGGCCATCTACTGCGCGATGCCGGACGACTCGATGTCGAACACGGCGGACCAGAACAACTCCTACATGGTGAAGGTCCGCGCGAGCGGTGGCGTCCAGATGTGGGAGATCAACGGCTCGAACGTGGCAACGTCGCTCGGCACCTCGACGTGTACGGCCATGCAGAACCTGACCCTGACTGCCGCCATGACGGGCGGCTCGACGCTCACGACGATGACCGTCTCGGCGCTGACTGTGGCGCTCAAGGTGGGTCACCAGTTCCTGCTCCCGACCGGACAGATCGCCACCATCAACGCAGCCGCGGCCATTGGCGCGACGTCGCTCACGATCCTGTCCCTGATCCCGTCCGCGACCGTGGCCATCAGTGCGGTCCTGGTCCCCTACGTCACGATCACCTTCAACTGCACCCCGACCACGGTCAACGCGTCCCGCGGGGACGAGACGTCGGTGGCTGCGATCTCGGCGGCCAACACCGCCCACCGTGGCGGGTACTTCTCCCTGGCCAACTCGACCTACGGCACAGGGAACGTGTCCTACCACAAGTGCGTCGTCACGTGAGAGGAAACCAATGACCGCGAACCGCGTCCAGCGCGCCCTCGCACTGCTCCGTGCCGCCCGAGACGCTGCGACAGGCAAGGCCCGCAAGGCTCGCGTCCAGGCAGCGATCGACGCCGTGAAGAAGATCCCCGCCGCACCGAAGCCGAAGCCGGCACCGGACCCGGTCAAGCCACCGGTCGCGCACGGCTTCATGCCCGGCGCGATCATCGAGAACGTCCCCCCCGGCTCGAACGACCCGGCGATCACCCCGTGCGGTGTCATCCAGCACATCGCCGTGTCGAACGACCCCGACATCCGGCCGGATGGCAGCGGCGTCGAGTGGCACTTCTACATCGACAAGGACGGGACGATCCGGCAGAGCCGTTCGATCTTCTTCGAGGCCGACGCCCAGTTCGCGGGCAACTCCTTCTTCCTCGGCGGCAAGCGGGTCGGGTTCGTGTCCGTCGAGCACCAGGGCGGCGTCGGTGCCGACCTCGGCCTCCCGATGCCTCCGGCCCAGCTCGACGCCTTCCACCGGGTCATCCTGTGGGTCAAGTCCCAGGCCGACTTCCCGCTGCGGGTCTGCCCGGCATGGAACGCCCCCGGCGTCGGCTACCACGCCCTGTTCATCGAGTGGAACACCAACCTCCACTCGTGCCCGGGTGCCGCCCGGATCACGCAGTTCAAGCGCGTGACCGTCCCGTGGTTGGCGGCGCAATGAAGCGCCTACGGCACAGCCTCGGTCGCTGGCTCCTGCGAGACGACAGGCCGGCGACCGTGAACTTCGACTTCGCGACGATCGACCCCGGGGGCGCTGAGGCAATCCGCAAGATGCTCGTCCGCCTCAAGCGCGAGCGCGGAGGCAAGGACCTCGGGCTCTCGTGAACATCCGCCACGTCCACGCCTCGGGCCGCTTCACCGCGACACCCGCCGAGCTCGCCGCGGCGCTGACGTTCTACGCGACCGACCCGGCCGTCAAGGCCGACGTCATCACACTCACCGAGGTCAGCCCCGCCCACCTTCGGCCGGCGCTGCGAGTGTGGGCGGCCAAGTCGGGCTGGCACCGGCACCACCCGCCCGGCGCCGGCAAGTCCGAGTGTGCGGTCCTCGCCCGCGCACCCTACCCGTTCACGCACACGCAGGCCTCACGGCTGTCCCCGCTGACACTGAGGTCGGGCCGCAACACCCCGCTCTATGCCGTGGACGCCGAGGTCAAGGGCGGCCCGTGGTTCTCGGTCACCCACACGCCCGCCCACAACGGCGGGCTGGACCCGACCGGGAAGACGGCGTGGCCCACCCGGGTCTACCTGTCGGTGACGGCGGGCTGGCACGCGGCCCGGATGAGGATGCACGGCGGCGGCGTCGTGCTCGCCGCCGACTGGAACCTGGACCTGTCCCGCAAGGCCGTCCGCGACCGACTGGCCCGCCCGTACCCGCGGATGACGTGGGGCTGGCACTCCGCCCAGCAGCCGACCGAGGGGGGCCGGGTCATCGACGGCATCCTGACCACGCTTCCCCACGGCGACTCGGTGACGCTGCTGCCCTCACGCCCGGGGTTCGACCACCGGGCGGTGTTGACCGTGCTGGAGGTGACGACCCGTGCCCACCCCTGAGGTCGCCGCGCATCCGTGTCCGTGCGCGATGACGCACGGTCCCGGCGCCTACGTGCCGGCCCGTCATCACATTCTGCCGCAGTCATGGGGCGGGCCGACCGAGCCGGACAACCTCATCTACATCTGCCCCAACTCTCACACCGCCGTCCACCAGCTACTGAATGCCTACGTCCACGCCGGGGGCGAGCCCGCCTGGAGCGTGCTCCAGCACTACAACGCCCTCGTGCGTGACCTCGCTGCACGGGCGTGGGTCCAGCGGCCCAGCGACCATCCGCCGTACACGCTGGCCCATCCGGTGACATGATGCGCCGCCTGCTGCTCACCCTCGCACTACTGGCCGCGGGCCTGTACCCAGCCCCAGCCTCCGCGGCCCCGGATCCGCTGGCCTGCACCGGGTACAACGAACCCCGCGTGTTCCTCGAAGCGCAGGACTGGTGGCGGCCCACCGTCTCCGGAACGGAGGACTTCGGCCATGTCCATTTGGGTATCTGCTTTCCCCTATATCAACCCGTCGTCGGTGTGGTCCACTTCGACTTTGTTGTCCAGCTCCATGACAATCCCGGCTACTTGCAGAACATGCGGATCCACCTCTTGGACGGCAATGGCCAGAACCACCAGGTCGTCTCAGTCAAGGTCGGACAGACCGCCGCCCAGCACTGCCCGACCACCCCGATGCAGTGCGTGTGGACCGTACCGATTGACCTGAACACCACTGTCGCCACCACCGACGGGTATGAGAACTTCCGCCCGGCCGCGATCGTCACCCACCCCGGCGCCGGCGGCACCAAGCAGTTCGCCGGGGCCGCGTGGCCGCTGCTGCTCGCCAACGGACAGCCGACCAAGAACGCGATCAGCCCGACCCGGATCGCGGGCTCGTCCTGGTACACCGGCTCGCTGTACGAAGAGGCCGAGTTCCTCAGTCCTCTCCCCCAGACCGTCTCCGGCGTCTGGACCCCGAGCGTGTGGATGCACCCGGGCGCCGGAGGCAAGGTGGTCGACCACTCCTTCGCCTCGGTCGACCCCGCCTTCCACGCCACGCCCCCGAACCCCGGGACCGTGCTCATCGACCAGGCGGGCTCGTACAAGGGGCCGGTGCTAATTGACACCACAAAGCTGCTAAACGGGCCGCACAAGCTGTTCATCCGCTCCGACTCACCCTGTGACGGCTCCGTGGGCAACGACTGTGGGACCAAGCCGGAGGGCGGCACCAACAACGTGTCCACCCACTCCTCGGTCCAGGTCGTCACCTTCACCGTCGCCAACTAGAAGGAGCGCCATGAAGACCGCCGTCGCATCCGACGACCACGAGCAGAAGTGCACCTGCGGACAGTGCCCCGTGCACTCTCTCCGCCCGACGGTGCTCCCCGTTCAGCCGACGACCTGGATGCCGCTATCCGCACCGTTCACGTTCGCGACCCACACCGCCGCGCTCCTCTGATGAGCAAGTGGAGCAAGACCTACTGGGCCGACCTCGGCGAACGCACAGCCTCGACGTTCATCGCCACCCTCATCCCCGTCTACATCGCAGCCGCCAACGTCGCCCACCTCGACTGGCGCAACGCCGTCGAGATCTCCGCCTCAGCCGCCGGCCTGACGCTGCTCAAGGGGCTCGGCGCGAACCTGACCAGCCCCGACTCCGGGCCGTCGCTGCTGCCGTCCCCGCCCGCCCCACCGGTCACCCCTGACCCCAACGAAGGGAACTGACATGCAGATCAACTGGCTCGTCTTCTGGGTCGCCGTCATCGCGGTCGTGAACACGCTCGCCTGGCTCGGCCTACACCCCAACGTATTCCACTGATGCACACCACCACCGAGGAGACCCCATGACCCACATCGGCAAGCAGGGATTCTCCGCGTCCCTCGACACCCGCCTGATCCGGGCGCGCGGGCCACACACGGCGCGTGGCCTCCGCATCCCAGGGGTCGGACGGGTCATGTTCACCCGCGACCCCGGCGACGGCGCACTGTTCGCCCGCGGGATCTTCGCCTCCGAGCTGACCGCGACCCACCGCGACGGCGACGGGCAGGTGGTTCACGAGCACGACCTCGGCTCCGGGCTCGTCACCGACGCGGGCGTCCTCTCCATGGCCAACGACTTCGCCTGGCCCGCCCCGTCGGCCGCGGCGATCAACATCCTGCGGATCGCGAACAACCACGCGTCCGGCACCGGGGTCACCGCCGCCGCCGTGACGGACATCAAGCTTCAGACGCCGTCCACGTTCGGCGGTCAGACGATGGTGGCGGGCGTGCAGAGCCTCGTGCAGGCTGCGACCGCTGGCACCGGCACCACCGGCACCCAGACTTACAAGTCGGTCGCCACGATCAACTACACCGGCACCGAGGCAGTCACTGAGTGGGGCCTGTTCGGCAACCTCGGGGCCATCGGCGGCACCGCCCTCACCTCCGCGACGGGCTCCCCGTTCACGGCCGGCTCGGCGACCACGGGCACCGTCACCGCGACCCCGCTCACCGCGTCGACCACCGCCATCCAGGGGCAGGCCAACACGATCATCGACAACACCAACGCCACCCGCGTCTCGTGGGGGCTGGTCCTGTCCAACACGACCAGCGTCCTGACGGTCGGCGCCTGGTATCTGACCGCGACGGGTGCGGCCGGCACCGCACCGGTCAACGCGGACACGCTGGTGTTCCGGCCGGTGATCTGGGACCACAAGGTCTTCTCCGCGATCAACGTAAACAACGGAGATTCCATCCAGTTTTCGTACAGTTTGGTTCCGAACCAAGGCGGTTGAGGGTGGGTTGGTAAACTACATGCGCTCGGTATATACTGAATCGCATGACGACCTGCGAGATATGCGGCTCTCCCCTGAAACGTGGCGCGAGGAAATATTGCTCCCTTGAATGTCGGGGGGAGGGGCGAAGACGCGAGACGCGAGCCAAGCGGCCGAAATGCGAAGCCTGCGGCGAGCCGGTCAATACGCCGACGAGGCGGTTCTGCTCTCACGCCTGCGCTGGAAAAGCTCGGACGGACCGGCATCCATGCGCGCAATGCGGCACGCCCGTATTCCATGCGCGGAAGTTCTGCTCTGTGCGCTGTTTCCATGCATCCTTGGGCCACAAGCCGAAGCAGACCTACACCTGCGCCCGCTGCGGTAAGACGTTCGAGCGGTTCGTCTCACAGGTCCACAATCCAGAACGGGTCTATTGCTCGGGAGCCTGTCGATCAGCCGGCCGCGTCTATGCACGCGGCGCTGATCACCCCCAGTACAAACCCGAGGGTTGGCGCTACACCGGGGCAGATGGCTACGTGATCGTCGGCCGCGGTAAACAGCGCAGGCTCGAACATCGCGTAGTGATGCAGAAGGCCCTCGGTCGACCGTTGGAGCCTCACGAGACCGTCCACCACATCAACGGCAACAAGAGCGACAACCGGATCGAGAACCTACAACTCCGCTCCGGTCGTCATGGCACGGGCGTCGTCCATGAGTGCCTCGACTGCGGCTCAACCAACATCAAGGCGGTACCCCTGGGGTAGCCGCACAGGAGGCTACTCGTGGGTAACAACACCTGGAAGAACCTGCTCGACCCGCACCCGACCGCACGCGGCGCGGCGAAGAACACGTTTACCGCGATCCAGGACATCTCCCCGACGCCGCTCCCCATGTCGTATGCGAACGAGCTGAAGCTGGGGACGCGGGTCGAGATCGAGGCGTGGGGTGAGTTCTCCACGACCGTCACCCCGACCCTGGCCATCGGCGTCTACTACGGCGCGGTCGCGCAGGTGTGGAACTCGGGCACCATCACCACCGGCTCTGGCGCCGCGGCGTGGCCCTGGCACATCCACTGGGCTGGCATCGTCACCACGGTCGGAGCCTCCGGCGTCCTCTACGGCTCCGGCGTCCTCGATCTCGGCACGTCGCTGACAGCCTTCGCCGCATCCGCGGTCCCGGTCACAGCGGCGGCCCGCTCGGTCACCATCGACACCACCGCCGCGAAGTCGTGGGGGATCGCGGGGACGTGGGGCACCTCGTCGGCGTCGAACACGATCACGGTCGACGTGTTCAACGTGCACATCCTCAACCAGGGCAAGACCTGACATGCGCCCGACAGTTCGCGCGCCCCTCGCGGTCCTCGCCATCGTCTCCCTGGTGTGCCTGGTCATGGTCGGGCTGACCTCGCCGTCGACCGCACGGTCCGGGCTGGCCGCAGCTCGAGCCACGATCACCAAGACGGTCACCGCGACTGTCACCGCGACCCAGACGGTTACGGCCACAGTCACCGCCACGGTGACCCAGACCGTCACGGTCACCGCCTCGCCGACCAGTGCCACCACGTCCGCGTCTGCTACCGCAAGCTCGACCCCGACGTCCGGCACCTGGGCCTGCACGGTGCCGCTTGGCAGCAACTGTGGCGCCTACCTCTACCCGGGCATTCCGATGTCCAACGGGTACGACACCTACGTGGCGAACCAGAACACCGGGGCCTACGGGACCGAGACTGTGTACGCGAACAGCCCTGGCGACTGGAAGGTCGTCGCTGACCTGGCCGACTGTGGCGGCTGCGTCCAGACCTACCCCGACGTTCAGCAGCTCACCAACGACTGGGACGGCACCGGCTGGGCCGGTGCCGGTTGCTGCTCCGACACTCCGCTGGACTCCCTTGCCACCTTGACGATCAACTACGACGAGACCTCTCCGGCCACCGGGGCCTCGTATGAGTGGTCTCCCGATATCTGGCAGGACGGCTACGCCAACGACGTCATGTTCTGGACCGACACCCAGGGGCGCTGCAACGAGGGCGCGTTCGGCTCCACGCTCCTCGGGAGCGCGACCTTCGACGGGCAGAGCTGGACCGTCCACCGTTACGGCGGCTACGGCGCCGAGATCATCTTCGTGCTCGACGGTGCAGGCGGCTCCGGGACCTGCGCGCAGCAGCACAGCGGGTCCGTCGACATCAAGGCCGGTCTGGACTGGCTGGTCGCGGGAGGGTTCGTCCCCGCCCACCCGGTGCTCTCGCAGGTCAACAGCGGCTGGGAGATCACGCAGTCCAGTGGTGCGACGTTCACGATGAACGGCTACTCCATCACCGCCAACTAGGGAGCCGCGAGCCGACAGGAAGGGTGGTAGGCCGTGGCTCTCACCATCCTCGCCGACGCCACCACCACGTCGGACTCCCGCACCCTGTCGTGGACGATCCCGACGCTGGCGAGCGGCGACATCGTGGTTGTCATCGCCGAGACGTGGGACAACCCGATCACGCTCGCCAACCCCTCCGGGACGGGGCTGGCGTTCGGCGCCCCGAACGGCCACACGAACACCGCCAGCACCTGCAACGCATACGTCTGGGCCATGGCCGCCACGGCCGGCGGCTCGAGCGTGGTCGTCACGACGGCGCCTACGGGCGGCGCCAGCATCCACAACGGCTGGCTGTACGTCTGCCCGACCGCTGACGGCTACAGCCTCGCCGGTTCGCCCAACGTCCTCGCTTCCGCTCCCCTCGCAGCAAGCCTGCAAGGCACCCTCGCTGGGGCATCCGGGAACCTCGGCATCGTCATCGCTGCGGACTGGAACGGCACCGACGGGGCAACCCGCGCCTGGGACCTGTCCGCGACCGAGGACGGCTACCAGTTCCTCGCCGCGAACAACACCTCATACGCCGGTCACTGCACGCTGACCGGGGCCAGTCAGAGCGTCGGCCTGTCCGCACCCACGACGGGTGTCACCGGGTCCATCGCGGCGATCGAGGTGCTCAAGGGCGCCGCCACCGCCGCTGCCTACGGTCCTGCCTTCCTCAGCCCGGGATTCATGGTGGGCAACGCGTTCCCGGCGTTCATGGACGCCCCGACCAACGCGAAATGGTCGCCTGCCAATAGTGCCTACGACCTGGGCACGGCAGGCGCGCAGGCGTACACGTCCTCACAGTCCGCCACCGTCGGGTTCACCGGGGCACAGTCCAAGGGCACCGGGAAAGGCCAGGCAGCCACGGTCGGGTTCACCGGCACGCTGGCCAGGGCGGTCGTCCACGTCCTCGCCGCGACGCTCGCGTTCACCGGCGCGTTGACCAAGCGCACAGCCCGCGCCCTGGCCGCGACCCTCTCCTTCACGGGGTCGCTCGCTACCGCCGCGGTCCACCACTTCACTCAGGCGCTCACGGCCACGCTGTCCTTCACGGGAGCGCAGGCTAGGTCGATCGCCTCCCGCCAGTCTGCGACGGTGGCGTTCACCGGAACACAGGCCCGCGGGGTATCCAAGGGCAACGCCGCTACGGTCGGGTTCACGGGGGCGCTGCCACGCAGCACCACGCACGCGCTCTCGGCAACCGTCGCGTTCACTGGCACGTTGGCCCGGCGCACCGCGCACGGGATCACAGCGACCGTCGGGTTCACCGGGGCGCTCGCCACGGCCGCCGTCCACGTCTTCACCCAGGCGCTAACCGCGACCCTGTCATTCACCGGGTCGCAGGCCAGGAGGATCGCAGCCGGCAAGTCGGCGACCATCTCCTTCACCGGGTCGCAGTCGCGCAGCGCCGGCAAGGCCATCCTCGCCGCGCTGTCCTTCACCGGCGCGCAGGTCCGTCGCATCGGCAGCGGCCAATCCGCCACGGTCTCCTTCACCGGGTCGCAGACGCGTCGGGTCGGCCACGGACTGACCGCGACCGTCTCGTTCACCGGGGCGATGGCCACCGCTGCGGTCCACTTCTTCACGAAGGCACTGACGGCTACGGTGGGGTTCACCGGGTCGCTGGCCCGCCGCACCGGTCGCGGCATAGCGGCGACGGTCGGGTTCACCGTCGGTGGTCTGACCAGGCGCATCGGCTCCTCGCAGTCCGCCACCGTCGGGTTCGCCGGGAGCCTCGGACGGCGCATCGGTAAGGGCCTGTCGGCCGCGCTCGGGTTCCTCGGCAACCTGGTCGGCGTCTCGAGCGGCTTCCACGCCCCCTACGTTCAGCTCACCGCGCCGACACGACGCGGCACCCTGGTCGCACCAGCCGCCGAACGCGCCCTCGAGGCACCGGCCGTAGACCGGCGCCTCGACGCCCCCGCCGTGGCCCGGACCCTGACCGCCCCGACCGTTCGCCGCACACTCACAGCCCCGGAGGTGGACGACTGATGGCCGACGTCCGCATCACACAGAAGGCCGCCGCGAGCCTGACCTACACCGACAACTGGGCACCCCGACTCGCCGCGGCCTACGGCACACTGACGCCCGTCACGATCACGTCGGCTTCTGGCGTCGCCTCCGCGGGGACGCTCACGGCAGTCGTCGGCTCCGGCACCGCCATCACGTTCCACCTCGCCACCACCGGGATCACCCCGGCCGGCGCCGACCTCACCGTGACCCTCACCGCGACCCTGTCCAACGGCGACAGCGACCCCCGGGTCCTCGCCGTCGGGGTCGTCTGACAGCTCCCCCCGCAACAGCGAGCCGCCCGTCCCTTCGTGGGGGCGGGCGGTTTCGTGCGTTCAGCCCATCATCCTGAGGCTCGTCCCGCAGCCCAGGCACTTGACGCGCCACTCGACTGTCGCGATGCCGATCAGCTTCGCCTTGCCGCCGCGCTTGATTGCGAACTGGTTCTTGGTCCCGCACTTTGGGCAGGTCACGTTCCCCTCGAGGTCTACCTTCGTGGACTTCATTGACTTCATGGCGCGGAGCGTAGCACGGGTGTTATAACAGATGGTAGGGTTTGCGTATGACGATCCCGCCGCCGCCACCCATCGACATGACGCCTCGCATGTTCGTGAGGCAGATCCGACCGCACCGATGGGAGACGTGGGGCGAAGCCGGAATGGGTCGGTTCGCTGCCGAGTGGGGGACCTACGCATGGAGCCAGAAGGGTGCCGAGCGTAAGGCCCGCCGGCTCCTACGCTTATGGGAGAAGCGTCATCCGAAGACCGCGCCGATCGAGGTGCAGCCATGACATCCAGCCAGACGCCAGTCAAGTGCTTCCGCATCCCGGCGAAGCTCTACCTGGCCGCACAAGCCAAGGCCGCAGAGCGCGGCGAGACCGTGAGCGACGCCGTGAGGCGGGCGCTGGAAAGGTACGTGAAGCGATGAGCGAGACGCAGCGCTCCTGGTTGGAGGAGTTCGTGGCCTACCACCCAGCTACCGCCGCGAGCATCGTCACCGTTGTTGTGTTCGGTAGCGCGCTCCTCGTTGGCTGGCTCGCGGCAGGCCGGCCATGACCGACCTCACCCTGACCGACTTTCTGCTCGCGCGGATCGCGGAGGACGAGGCGGTGGCGCGCGCCGCTAGCCCAGGCGAGTGGGCTACCCAGGTCATGCAACACGTCAACCATGATCCCGAGGGGGAATGGTTGACGGTGGAAGTCGTGCGGGAGGACGACGACGATGAGGAACTCGCCGACTTCGGCGGTATGGAAGTCATCTCTTACGGGACTCGGGTCGAACCCGGCGGCCACTCACAGGAGAACGCCGAGCACATCGCCCGCCACGATCCCGCCCGCGTGCTGGCCGAGTGCGAGGCGAAGCGGCGGATCGTGACGACGCTGGCGCCATTCCTGAGGCACAGGGACTGGGGCGACGAGCTCGGATACGGCGCTAGCCAGTCCGATGACGACAAGAGGGCGCGTTGGGTCTTCCGCGTCCTCGCGCAGCCCTATGCCGGCCACCCGGACTACCGCGAGAAGTGGCGGCCATGACCGGCCCGGCAGCCCCCTGGAGCGAGGGATACTCCGAAGGATGGCGCGATGGCTACAAAGACGGGCGGCAGATGACATTCCGCGTCATGTCCGGCTTCACGCGTGTAGAGGTCGAAGGCGTCGAGATGGCGCTGGACCTTCAGCCGGGCGACGTCGTGACCATCGAGGGCGACCGGTTCACTGTCACGCACGCACGAACCGTTTTCGACGCCCCCATCGACATTGAGGAGCCGACCCCATGACTGACGACCTCGACCAGACGATCGCCGACTGGGAGGCGCGGCACTCCTGCCTTGAGTGCGGGGAGCGTCTGGTCGAGCTGACCGCTATGAGAGCCGGCGGCTCCGGGATTTGGTGGCGGCACGCCTGCGGGGCGGAGTTCTCTCCCGAGTTCCTGGCCGACCACTACGGCATCCCGTCCCCGCCTCGCGGCACCGTCACCCTCGTGTGGCCGCGATGACCGCCGACCTCGCCGCTGCCATCCTCGCCGCCGTCGAGGCCGACGAGGCGGTGGCGCGGGAGGCGGCTGAGAGTGGCGTCTACCCGTCCGGCGACTGGTGGGCCAAGGGCTCGTGGTGGCTTGAGGGAAACGAGCTGCTCACGGTCGGCAAGGGGGACGCTGGCGCCGATGTCATCGGGTACTTCAACGACGAGTCCGTCCGCGTCCACATCGCCCGCCACGACCCCGCCCGCGTGCTGGCCATGTGCGCGGGGGTGCGGGCGGTGGTCGAGCTGCACACGCCGGACCACCGCGGAGACCACTTCGATCCGACCTGCACCGATCTGCACGAGACGCCGGGCGTCTTGCCAGATGACTGCCCGACCCTGGTCGCGCTCGCCTCGGCCTACGGGGTGGGCCCCGCCGCCACGGACGGGGCGGGGACGTGAGCGTCGACCGCCCCACGCCCGAGGGGTACGCCGCTCACGCCGCTCGACTGAAAGCGATCGAGGCGGCGGGCGGCCACCTGCACACCTGGCCCGGAGGTCACGATGTGATCGCCGAGTGTGCCACCTGCGAGCGGACGATCGACCAGTTCGGGATCGAAGCCGTGCCGGACGGGGAGATGGGGACGTGAGCCTGTACGACGTGTGGCAGGTATTCGGGTGGGAGGGGCTAGTCGCGGCCGGTCTCACATTCTGCGCGTTCGTCGGGGTCATGTTCGCCTCGGGACGGTGGCGATGACCGACCCGGACGAACGGGTCGCGTCAACGTGGCTGGGGACGGTGTTCGCGGTGCTGGCCGGCACGATCTTGTACCCACGGCGGACGACGGTAGTCCGCCAGAAGGCTGACGACTTGGCTACACAACCCGGCCCCGAGACCGGCCCCTGAGCGTGGGCGCAAAGGGATTCGAACCCCTGACATCTTCCTTGTAAGGGAAGGGATACTAGGCGTAAGAGGTAGGGAATGAGGCCGGATTGAGCGTGAAAACGGGGTCCTGACAGGACAGGACCGGCGTTGAGAAGGCTGTAAACATGGCTGACGTCGTGCTAGGTTGGAGACATGGAAACACTACGCGCGAGCGGACGGGAGAAGCGATGAGCGACGAGGCGCAGAAGATGGTGCTGGCGATGGCAGGGGTCATGGAGGCGGTCGCTGAAGATATCGAGCGAATGGCACGGCCCGTCGCGGAGGCCGTCGCTGCCCACGACGAGCGGGTGCGGGCCGAGGCCGTGAGTGTCGCCGAGAGGCGCGTCAGCCTCGCGCGGGAGGCACTCATTGGCACCGGCTACTTCACCCCCGACCAAGTGGGCGACGACATCGCGCCACGGATCACCGAGCTGTGGTCCGCGTCCCGCCCCACCATGAACACCCGGGCGGCCGAACAGCGGCGGCTGGTGGAGCTGTACGGTTTCTGCTGGACGTGTGGAGCTCCCCGCGACGTCGAGGTCACGCGCGAAGAGGACGAGCGGGAGATCTGTATGCACATGGTCTGCACCGCCAACCGCGCTCACACCGAATGACCCGCCGCCAGTACCGCACCGGCTCCGTCTACCGCCGCTCCTCCGACGGCCGCTGGCTCGGCACCATCGAGCACGGCTACACCCGCACCGGAGCCCGACGCCGCGTCACCGTCACCGGCAAGACCGAGGCCGAGGCGAAGGCGAAGCTGGACGCGCTGAGGACGTGGATCGCGGCGGGCGGCAGGCCGTGAGTCAGGCGATCGACGGCAACAGGTTGATCGCAGCCTGGAGCTCGTCCTCGTCCACCGCCGTGTAAAGCGCCGTGGTCTCCAGGCTCCCGTGTCGCATCAGCGTCTGCACCCGCCGCACATGGACGCCGGACCGCAGGAGCCGCGTGCCGTAGACGTGCCGGAGCCGGTGGACCGACCCCTCGCTGATGCCGAGCGGGCGGAACAGCGCTGTGACACGGGCCGTGATCGTGTCGGGGTGGATGTGGTCGCCCTGCGGGTTGGGGAACCACCAGCCGTGCCGCGGGTAGCGCTGCGCCATCACCCAGAGGTCGGGGTGAATCGGCAGGATGGCCTCCACGGCCCCCTTGCCCAGCACATAGATCCCGTTGGGGGAGACGTCCTCGCCTCGGATCTTCGCAATCTCGTGGACCCGGAGGCCGGCGAGCAGGGCCAGCATGATCCAGTCACGCTCGCGGCCCTTCGCTGCGCGCAGCACCCGCTCGACCTCCTCCTCCGACAGTGGCCGGGGCAGCGACTTAGGCCGCTTCGGCTGGTGGACCAGCTCGGAGTCCATCGGGGTCTCCTCGATGTACCCGCCTACGACCAGGAACTTGCAGAAGTCCTTGAGGTGGGCGTAGTAGGTGGCCCTGGTCCAGCGGCTCAGACCCTCGCGGCCCAGCCACTCGAAGATGTTCTCCGGCGTCATCCCCTCGAGCCCCCATGCCCTCAGCCGCCCCCGGGCCAGCGTGGTCCGGGCCTTCACGGTCCTCGGTGACCAGTCGCAGAGCTGGAGCCACCGCTCGTAGGCGTCGGCGATGGGGGTGTCGCTCACGGCTGCCATTCATCGCGGTAGTCCGGGTGGTCGGCGTAGGGGAGGGCGAGCGCGCGGAGGATCGCGTCGGCCGTGTTGACCTGAGTCTGGAAGATAGAGCTGAACGGCGGCTCGGGGTTTCGCTCAGCTTGCAGGTTCCACGAGTAGCGCAACTCCACGATCCGCCGCTTCGCCTCGCACTCGGCCAGCAGTCGGTCGAACAGGTTGATATAGGAGAGCTCGAACTCGACGCGACGGAAGCGGGCCTCGTCCTCCGCGATCCGCGCGAGCAGGAAGTCGGTCAGGGTGAGGCGGGCGGTCTCGCTCATGGCGTTCTTTCTCCCCCATCTAGAAACGGTTGTCTCGGTCAATCGTGACGGTGCAGTAGGGATACGCGTTCGTATCCCTATGCTGCCACCGGCTGATACCGGCGGGTAGCACCGCCCCCGGCGTGTCGCGCACGGTTCTTCGCTGCGAGACGTGCTAGGGCCGCGTCGCCGTCGTCACGGGGGGTGCCGGTAGGAGGGGACAGCGGATCCCCTTGGCCCGTCTCGAGCCACTCGGCTGTGACGCCGTGTCCTACCGCTAGCGCCCATGCCACCAGGGTTCGCCGGTTCGGAGTGATCCGGCCGGCGAGGTAGTTGGCGATCGTGTTGCGGTGAGTCCCGAGGGCGGCGCCGAGCGTCCGCGTGCTGTGTCCGCTGACCCGCATCGACTTGTGCAGTCGGTCGATCAGGTCGAAGGCAAGCTGATCCTTGCTCTGTGTCTGACTCATGCGGGTGATTCTGACACAAGGTTATGCACAGACACAAGATGCCACGCTGGACAAATTCGTGGAGACTCGCCGGGCCTTAGGTATTGACACAGTGTTGTGCATGGCACAAGATGACACCCATGCACAACACCCCCCAGTTTGTCACCAGCGCCGATGTGTGCGAACAACTCCAGATCGACCGCTCCACCCTCTCCCGCTGGGTCGCCTTCGGCAAGATCGATCCCGTCCAGAAACTCCCCGGTCTGCGCGGCGCGTTCCTCTTCACCCCCGAGGAGGTCGAGCGCGTCGCGCTCGACCGTGCGGCTGGTGTCGCATGACCGGCCCGCGCACCGACTACTACCGCTGGCGGTCCATGATCCGACGCTGCACGGAGCCGACCTTCCCCAGCTACGCGCGCTACGGCGGACGAGGGATCAAGGTCTGCGACCGCTGGCTGACCTTCGCCAACTACATGGCCGACCTCGGCTCGAAGCCCGAAAGCATGTCGCTTGACAGGATCGACAACAACGGTGACTACTCACCCGCGAACACTCGGTGGGCCGATCGGCGAACGCAGGCGTGGAACAAGGACAACCCTCAGGGGCTCCGGACGCACTGTCCCCAGGGCCACGCCTACGACGAGATGAACACGTACCTGACACCCAAGGGGTCGCGCGACTGTCGTACCTGCCGCCGAGAAGCGGTTCGGCGTTACCAGCGCCGACTCGATGCGGAGCACGCCCAGCGGGTGTCAGCATGACCGACCGCGAGCCGTCCTTCACGAGCGACTTCTCCACGCGCCCGTGGGCCACGCCGACCCCCGAGGCCGAAGCCGGCGCGGACCCGTGGGCGGCCGTGTCGGCGCTGCTGTGGGCGGTCGCGGTGGCGGCGTGGGTGTGCGTGGTCCCGCTCGTGCTGGTCGCGTGGCGGTGGGCGCTGTGAGTACCGCGCTGGCTCCGAGCCGGTGGTCCTGCGAGGACTGCGGCACCATCACGGTGTGGGGCGGCCTCCTGGTTGGGGCGCACCCGTTCGACGAGGGTGAGGCCGTCTACGGCTGCCCCGCGTGCAAGGGCATGGAGCTTGTCCCGGTGTGCGACGAGCGCGGCTGCAAGAACCCTGTCTCCTGCGGGACGCCTACCGCTGACGGCTACCGCTCGACGTGCGGCACTCACCGTCCCGAGCGGGTGCGCGCATGACCACCCAACTCGCAACCTCCCCCGTCGAGGAGCCGGATCTCCTCTCACTGATCGCTGACCCATGGGCCAGCCCGT